GAGTTGCTGCCACCGCCTTGGCAATAGCCTATGGATCTATTTGTGTCTTGGCCGAGATCCCTATGCACCAATCCATCTCAATGCTAATGAGCATATACAAACAGACAGTTGTGATCAAGGAGCGTGACGATGGGAATCTGTCCTGATTGCGGCCTGTTAAATCCAGATGACTTGCACACCTGTCCAGAGTACGAGGCCAATCAAATAAAAGAACAAGCTCACCTAACGATCCCGCAAGAGATGATGATATTGCGTATGCGAGTCGAAGAACTTGAGCGCAGAGTGGCACAACACACCAAACAACTGAAACCTTGGAACGAACATGATCCTTACAAACAAACATAACCTACCCCAGACATTTGTTAATGTCATTGAGCGGCCAACATACAGCAAGGGAAAGGCCCACCTGTCTGCCACCGAGATAATCAATAGCCCCCAGATCGTCACTCTCAAGCACAAGCATTGGGATGAGATTGAAGTTGATGCCAGCGAGATGGTCTGGTCACTGTTTGGTAGCGCAGTACACGGCATTCTTGAGCATGGCAAAGGCAAGAACCATATCGTTGAAGAACGTATGCACACAACCTTGGATGGCTGGAATCTGTCTGGTGCCATTGACCTGCAAGAGGTTGATGAAGACGGCGGCATTCATATCCGCGACTACAAGGTGACAGGCGCATGGTCAGTCAGAAATGAAAAGCAAGACTGGCACGATCAGCTTAACGTCTATGCATGGCTGGTTGAGAAGGTCAAGGGCAAGCAGGTTAAGTCATTGCAGATCATTGCCATCATCCGCGACTGGGCTGCGCGTGAGGCCGCGGTTAAAGAAGATTACCCACAGGCACCCATTGCCACGATTGATATCCCATTGTGGGACATGGAAAAGAGAGAGGCTTTTGTTATGGAGCGGCTGAACCTCCACTCAACAGCTTACTTTGAAAGCGATTCAGGCGGTGAGTTGCCGGCCTGTACGCCAGAAGAAATGTGGGAGAAACCCACCAGCTACGCCGTCAAAAAAGAAGGCGGTGTTCGCGCCAAGAGTGTTCACGAGACACAAGAGTTGGCCGAGAAAGCCCTCCCCCCAAAGGGCTATTTCATTGAAGTCAGAGAAGGGGAAAGAACCCGCTGCGAAAAGTACTGTCAAGTCAGTCCATTCTGCAAGCAATACCAAACCTACAAACTGGAAAAGGAAGAATCATGATCGAATTAGAGCTGACCAAAGGCGAAGCTATTTTAGTTTTGGAATTAATAAAACACGGCACGGATGAATTGATTTCTCAATTAAAGGATGCGCTGGATGAAGAAATTACCATTGAAAAAATGGAGGAAGCGGCTACTGAAAACTACGTTGTAAATCTTCGAAGCGAAGTTGAACGGCTTGAGGAAAAAGTCGCGTCTTTAACTGCAGGCCTAGAGTTTGATGAAAAGCAAGATTCAAAATGGAAAGACGCCATGAACGTTTTTAACTTGAAATTAGACGGCACTCCAAAAGCAAAGCCAGGTCCAAAACTAGGTTCCAAACACGCCACCAAAAGAATCAAGAAAGAAAAAGTATGACAGTCCACAAGAAACTGATGCAAGCCCGCATCAAACTGCAAAACACAGAGTTGAAGAAGTCAGGCGAGAACAAGTTCGCTGGCTACAAATACTTTGAATTGGGTGACTTCCTACCCCAGACCATGCAGATCTTTCACGATCTGGAGTTGTGTAGCGTTGTGTCATTTGACACCGACTACGCCCGCCTGTGCATCACGGATACAGAAGATGGGACAACACTCACCATCACCTCTCCCATGGCAGAGGCCAACCTCAAGGGTGCCCACCCCATTCAAAATCTGGGTGCCGTACTTTCTTATCAACGGAGGTACCTTTGGTTGGCCGCAATGGAGGTGGTTGAACATGACATCATCGATGCGTCCTCTGGTTCTGAGCCGCCACCCAAGCGCACTCCCCCGCCTATTCCAAGCAATCAAGCGGCCAAAGTGGCAACGTTGCCAGCCAAGATAGAAGGTAAACCTGGGCCGTGGCAGTTGTCAATCACCTTGGATGAGAACGCCGGGTTGCAAGACTGGTTGAATGTAGTGGTAGACGCTACACGCATTGCGCTGAAAAACGCCAAGGACGAGAAGGATGTTATGGACATCTTCAAGGTCAACCGGGTTATCTTTGACCGCATGAAGGCAGAGTCACCCGAGGATCACGTTGCCATCTTAGGCGACTTCAAGAAACGCAAAGAAGCACTTCAAGGAGAATGACATGGCCACCCCATATCCCAACAGCGGAAAGCTTTCCGACAACCGATACAAGGACAACCCCAAGAAACCAGACATGGTTGGGGAGATCGTCATGCAACGATCTGCCCTCAAGGAGTTGCTGCCACCGCCTTGGCAATAGCCTATGGATCTATTTGTGTCTTGGCCGAGATCCCTATGCACCAATCCATCTCAATGCTAATGAGCATATACAAACAGACAGTTGTGATCAAGGA